CTCTGTATCTTCTCATCTTCATTGTCCATATCAAAAACTAATGGTTCTTGTGGATAATAGGGAGGAAGATTGCCAGAGATCGTCATGTGTTTTCTTTTTCCCTTTTCGATCTGTTCTTATACTCGGGTTGAGAAAAAACCAACTCGGCATATGCGTCAGGATTTGTTGGAAGGGCAGGAACGCCTTTTGCTGCAAGCTTGGGATCCCACTCTTCTTTTAGTCTAGCAAAACATCTCTCATATTTATGAGTTACGGTATACGCAACACGTCTTTTCATATCATCTTCAAAAATCTCTGAAAGAATATCGTTTTGTATTACTTTTTTCTGAGTTTCACTTAGTGTAAGAAGATGTTGGTCATTGATTGAAATTTTCATATTTTTCCTATTCTGAAAGTTCTCCATAAAATGTTGAAGAAGCGGCTATATCGATTATATCTGCTCCTTCACCTGTGACAGTTGCATGTATTTCTGCAGTGTCGTTGATATCCATATCACATAAAATTGTGGATGTCAATAAAGCACCGCCGCCTCCATTCTTTACATTTAACCCGTTGAAAGATGCGACAACATATGTTCTATTAGACGTAACTATTGTGTATGAGGATTGTGTTGCTGCTACATATCCATTTGTTCTTAAGCTTGAGCCAAGCCAATATATTCCAGTAACTGGTGCTGTAAAGACACTAGTTCCATCAAAATCTCCGCCTCTATCAAATACCTCTGAAGAAGTGAAGGTGACGGTATAATTTGTACCATTTCCAGTAACATCTGTTTGAGCCGCTGCTAATGCTAAAAATGAAGGTTGTAATGGCTTTGTTATTTCACCAGCTGTTGTTGCTACCAGAACGTTTGTTGTTCCCAATGCCGTTGAAGCTGCGATGACAAATGGATCTGCACTAGGTGATGTTACAGAATTATCTACCCCTACTGACCAGTTTGTGGTTCCTGTGACAGTGTAAGTTGTCTGAGCATCTCCTGCTAGCGCGCCACCTACTGATATACCAACATTACATGCACTTGAAGCATTATTGTCTGTATTGGCAAATGTCAGATTCTTTGTTACACCGTTGTTCACTGTGCTAAATACGACATCCGAGCCATTGACAGTCATTGAAAATAGGTTGGTCTCTGTGGATGGGGTAGGATCTGCGGCACCTGTATTGATCTTTAATTTAGAAGAGTCAGAGTCATCTACTCCAAAGCAATACATACGTGTTGCTTCTTCTCCAACTAGAAAATACGAGTCTGCCGATGATCCTGCTGCGGTAACAGTCTGAATAAAAGATGTGCTTGCCGCGTTTGTATCGGTTTGTCTATTGCTGATAAACAAAGGAAGAACAGTTCCTGTGTTTGTATGAGTAATGCTTCCTGTAGTAAGTATTGAAAGAACGTTGCTTGTACCAAGATTATTCGATGAAGAAAGAACAAAAGGATCTCCGGCTACAGAATTCTGAATACCTAAACTCCAATCGGTAGCTCCTGTGACAGTATATCTTGTTTTAGGATCCGCAGCTGATGAACCACCCGATGTAATCTGTAGAATTGCCTGTGAAGAGGCTGTGTTACTGGTGTTTTCTATGGTAAGTATGTTGTTGGACCCAGCAGCAGCCCTGGTGAATGAAAAGCTTCCATCCCCATATGGAGAAGCCATTGCCACAGTGAGGGTTGATCCTGCCCCTGTGGTTTCAATTCCGTTTGTAGCGGTAGAAACTATATTCCAGTTACCTGCTGTAGGGCTTAATGCACCTCCGCTGTCTCCTGTAATCGTTTGACCTACAGCCGATCCGCTAAGTCCTATTGTGATTGTTCCAGCACCGTTGGTGATTGTTACACCACCTCCTGCTGTAAGGGTATTTACACGAATATTAGGAGCGACAGCAGACCCAATGAGAAGCTGGCCATTTGTCGTGACTTTGCCTGTAACGGGACTTCCACCTGTGAAATCCACGTTTTCAGCATACATTACATCATTGTCAAATCCACTGCCCATATTTTAACTCGCAAATACATATTCGGTTAAAGCCACAAAAGCTATAGTTTTGCCAGCTAAACCTGTAGCAGTCAAAACATAATTATTACCACTGACATTATTTTCAACTAAAACTCCTGACATGGCACCTTCTTCGTCGGCTATTGCTACAGTAGAACCTAGGACCGTTCCAGCTGCACCTGTTGTGCGAACGATAGCAAAACTTGTATATCCAGCGCCTAAGGTGTCGGTTGAGTTATATGCTGCAACTCTAGCGAAAAAAGTATAGGTTCCAGGTGTTGCACCAAGAGGAAATGTATAGAGTGTTTGAGGTGTAGAATCATCATTAGTTGTAGCGCTTCCAGGAACCCTATTTGTCAACTCAATGGTCAAAGTAGCTCCAGAACCGCTAGTCTGAATTCCATTGGTGTTGTTATCTGTGGATGTACCACCCGGAACAGTTAAGGTATTTGCTGCTGGTGTTGCAGATCCTGTATCACCAACAAATGTTGTTGGAACTTGAGGAGGAACTGGACCGCCACTAGTACTTATGATCCCTGCTTGACTCATTCTGCATTCTTCCTTACGTAAGCTACCGTTAAGTAAACCAATCCTGTACTTGCCGTACCACTGACATAAAATTGAGTTCCCTTCTTTATGAAAATACTTCCGCCTTCTTGTGTAGTGTTAGCGGTGATATCATATAACGCAAAGCTGTTGGCTGGAATCACGTCATGATTGTTTGTTCCATCTACAGAGACGAGAATAAGAACGCTAGAGTTGTTGACAATTTTTATAAGAGATGCGGCTTGCGTTAAGGGAGAACCAAGAACTTGGTAACTCCCCGTAAAAGTTGCAGAATCACGAGATCTTAAAGTCTCAAACGTTAACTGTCTTGTAAAACTCATGCTGCCTCTAACGGAACAGGTTCCGGATTTTTAGGTTTAGACTTCGCGTTTTCTTCATTTATTCTATCTATAATGAATCCTCGAATACGAGTCACAGCATCATAAGCTTCACCAAGAGGGCTATCACTAGCCAACTCTAAAGAGTAGTTTCTTTCGCCGAGCTTCACTTCTAGGACTGATTTGTTTCTAAGCATGTTTCTCCTTGGGGTTTTTCACGCAGAAATACACCCTAAGTATTATTTAATCAATCAATATTTAGGTCTGACGTACGATCACATAATCAAATGTTGAAACGTCTGTAGCAGCAGCAGCACCTGCGGCAGTATATGAATCGATTGTAAATGATGCTCCAGCACTTATAGTTGTAATTGGGAATCCAAGTGCTGGCGAACCGTTTAATGCAGATCTCGTTAAGAAGATTCTGTCTCCTGCTGCAATGTTGGTATTAGCAACGGTGACAGTACCTGCTATAAGAGTAGCTCTTCCGATAAAGTCGGTTGCGGCTCCCCCGTTCATGCTGATCTTTGTTGCGACAGATGTAAGGTTAAAGTCAGTAGCACAATTTACAGCACCCGATCCTGCCGTGAAGTTAACAGCAGTAGCGCCTGTAGTATTACCGATGGTTATTGTCTTTGCTGCTGCGTCGGCGCCAATGTTGATTGCTCCGGTTCCAGTCACAAGACCAAATGTACCGTTAGTTGTTGTCCAAGCGCAAGCTCCTGTTCCGCTATTTACGTTGACAGCAGTAGCACCTGTGATGTTACCGATAGTCACTGTATGAGCAATCGCGTTAGTGCCTATGTTCAAGGCTCCAGTACCACAGTTCAGAACAAGACTTGTTGCCCCCGTGCTATTACCCATTGTAATAGTGTGAGCGGCAGCATCTGTACCCAGATTAATGGCACCCGTTCCGGTAGCAAGGGCAAACGCACCGTTAGTTGTTGTCCACGTAGAGCCGCCAGTACCGGTATTAACATTGACTGCTGTTGCGCCAGTTATGTTACCGATGGTGACAGTGTGAGCGATTGCGTTTGTACCGACATTGATAGGACCAGTTCCAGAATCAAGAACTAGAGATGTGGCGCCAGTGCTGTTTCCTAATGTGATCGTATGAGCAATCGCGTTAGTTCCGATATTTAGAGCTCCTGTACCGCAGTTTAGAACAACGCTAGTAGCTCCTGATGAGTTACCGACAGTTATCGTTCTAGCAGCGGCCCCAGTACCAATGTTGATTGCTTGAGCTACGGCATCATTACCGATTCCAATTACGCCAGCTGAGGAATTAAGTTCAAGGACACCGGCTGAGTCAATTAATACGGTGTCGGCAGAAGTTAGAACGATATCGCCGGCACCCGTTGTGTTAACAGCAAAATTGCCAGTACCTACGTTGACTGTTACAGCAGTAGCGCCAGTTACGTTACCGATCGTAATAGCTCTTGCTCCTGCACCTGTACCAATATTAACAGCTCCCGTAGAGGCATCTGAGGCGAGGTTAAGGGCTGTAGCGCCTGTTGTAATTGTAGCGCTGGCCGTAGCTGTAAGAAGCCCGCTTGCACCCAACGTTGTGAAAGCACCGGCTGCTGGAGTTGTTCCTCCAATAGCTGGAGGAGTTGTCAGAAGGGTAGTGAGCTTTAGAGGTGTAACGATTCTAGCATCATCAGTACCAGTATTCGTCTCGGCTTGTGTAGCAATCTCGGCTATACCTGAAATGAGCTCTGTAGCAGCAGGAACTGCCCCTACGACTACGGCAGCGATAACAGTTGCAACATCATTGGCTGTAGGAACAGCGCCGGCAGGAGCTGTACCGCCTTGAAGTTCTGCGAGTGTAGCAAGCTCTACGATACCGGCTGTTGTGGTAGTAGCAGCGGCGTTACCTCCAGATTCCCAAGTTCCTCCACCAACGTGAAAGTACAGGGCATTAGGAGAAGCTGAGGCATCTATCCAGAGCTGCCCATCAGGATAAAGTGTGTCCGATGATGCAGGTGCTCTTTGTGCTAAAATTGGAGGAGGAAATACTGCAACTGTTCCGCCACCTAATCCATATGCTCTACCGATGCTTCTAGCCATAAACTCGCCTCTTTTTGCTTGTTAAATTTTAAACTGCTTAACGGATTCAGGTGAGTCAATAAATATTTTATAACAACATAAACATTGCTAAATATAATACATTTAGCTAGCATGAATGCATGAAAAGACATTATACAGTCAAAGAAGTAGCTGAAATTTTGAGGCATGATCCTCAGACCATCAGAAAATTGATAAGGACAGGTCGCATAAGTGCCTTTAAGATAGGATGTGGAACCAGAAGAACGCCTTATTTGATAGCTGAAGAAGAGCTTGAAAGGCTGTCTGTGATAGGATATGAAGAGAATATGAAGCAACTTAAGGAGGGATTTGGGCTATGAAAGAACTAATGAAAAAGCATGTAGATACTATTGTGGTTATGGGGGGAATTTTAGGTTCTATTCTTTGGATGAATGGTAAATTTAGCGAAATTGACGCAAAATTTGCATCCGTGGATACGAAATTTTCTACGCTAACCTTAGAGATGAATGCTCGATTTTCTGCTATTGAATCAGACATAAGGAACATCAACACAGTTTTGATTTGCAGAGGAATGATGCCTAAAGAACTTGCTAACGACACAAAATAGATGATAGATAAGCATGATGGAAAATCGCAGACTGGTTCCTAAAGAGTTGTTTGATAAGATCATAGATTTGGTCTGCTTAAGAGACAAAGCTATTGCTAAACTTATTTATTTTGGTGCTCCAATAAGTCAGTCTGATGTATTTTCACTGACGATTGATCAAGTACAGTTTGACAAAAACCAGATAAATTATCAGTCCGGTCCCGTAACATATCCAAAAGATGTTTTTTCTGATCTTGATATGATAATCGGTAAGCGAACGTATGGCTTTGTGTTCACGGGAAGGGGAAATAAAAAAATCGATCCCACAGTACCATATAGAGCTATAAAGAAGTCGGCAAAACAAATTAAGGAAATCGATCCAAACTTTTCTTTAAAGCACCTTTCAAACAGAATATAGACACAAAACTAGGAGAATGATCATGACCGTATCAGAATTTGGCAGCAAAACGAATGCTATTTTTACTAAAGTTGGAGATATGGAACTTTCCCACGCAATTCTATTATATTTTGGGATAATATCAGTGGTATGCTACTTTATTTATTTACATAAATCATCAGAGGGATTGGAATAAAGATGTTTTCGTTCACAATATTTGGCACAATACTTCTATCAATGTTGTTTTTACCCTTCTTAGGATTTATGGCCATACCTATAGCTTTTTTAGGAACAATCTCGACTTGGATTTTTGCAATATGGGACTAGAGTGAATGTTCTTCAGTTAGAAATTTCCAGTCTTCGTTTGGATGTTTTTTTTCCATAAAAGATTTTGTTTCACTAAGCGCTTCCTGTATTCCCTTAACAGATCCTGAATTTAAATTCTTAACCAGCTTGTTGCTGAGGTTCTGAAAATAAGGATTTATAATCATTTCACGAGCAAGTGTTCGCATACTTGCTTCTCCGGCTAGTCCAGCAAATACCCAAGGGTTTCCCATAGCTAGACCAAGTGCCGCAGGTGCTACAGCTGAAAGTTCAGCTTTGCTGACAAAACTATCTACAAGATCTGGCTTAAGTTTTTTGGCCACTTGAGCATATTTTGTGTAAAGTTGGTTCGTCATCTCAAAATTCTTAGCCATATTCGGATCTACTTCTTTCAGTGTATCTAAAATGGGATCCTTTAGCCTTGCAAGGGCTTTTTTACCACCTTGTATGCTATTCCATTTCACACTCTTGTTGATATCCTGCCAGAAGTTGATAAGCTCCTCGGGTGTAGCACCATCTTTTACAAGCTTATCGATAGACCCACGAATGAATTTTAGCGCAGCCTCTTTGTCTGGTGAGGGTTGAAGTGTCTTGCCTAGATCTGTTTCGATATCAACAAACTTTCTTATGAGATTTGAGCTTTGCTTGGGTGCTATGTTGCTTTGTGCACCGGGTGATTTCTTAAGATTGTCGTAAGAGTCTCCTAGCTTCGTCTTGATCGATTCAAATAGCTCTTTTGTTTTACCACCCTTACGAGCAATCTTAGAAAGCGTAGCTATCTCTTTTTGACTTTTAAGAAGAGGAGACAATTCCCTTTCTGTAAGACCAAGAGCTCTTCCACCCTCAGCAAGAGCCTTACCTTCTTTTCCTGTAGGCGCAACCTTACCCTTTATAGCTCCAGGCAGTATAGTGCCTGCTATCTCTGTTCCTGTTGCTAATGCTTCTGGAGCGCCTGCTTCACGTAATGATTGCCCAGCTACTCCTGCTCCGGCTAATGTTGCAGCGGCTTTACCACCCATTCCTAATGGTATAGCAGCTCCTCCACCAAGGAATTCAGCGCCACGACCGGCTATTCTTCCTGCTGGTGTTTTACCTTCGCCTACACCAGTTGTGCCTTTTATCAAAGCTCCAATATCTTCGCCTGTAGGAAGTCTTGCATATGAGGGATAGTCTTCCACTTCGCTCTGTAACGGATCTTCAAATTCTCTGGAAAATCTTGCTTCCATTCCTGGAGTTAAGTTTTCCTTTCCTTGTCCCAAGAGCTCTGCAATATTTCCATAAGCACCAAGAAAGCCTTGTGCGCCTTTTGAAGCTATTTGCTGACCTACATCTTTGAGTGTTTCTCCAATTCCGAAAGATCTATCTTCTTTTTTTGAAGAAAGCTGATCGAAAATATCGCCATCTGGCATACCTTGTTTGTCGTTTTCGAAGAGATTAGACTTTTTTTCTGTTTTGTAAACTCCAAAGTCAGAATTGTCGTTCTCCAAAGAATATAGGTCGAAGATATCCCTAGGTGATTGATTCATTAAAAAGCATATCCTAATTTTTTGGCTTCTTCTCGTGCTTTCTCAGGATTGTTTTCATACTGCCTAAGAAGTGCCTGCACCATAAATTTCGATATGGGGGTTCCTTCCTTAACTTTATGAAATACTTCTTTTGACTTGTCTTCAATAGATTTTATGGCTCTTAGATCATTGTAAAGCTCTTTTTGCTTTTCTTCAGCAAAGGCTTTATTGGCTTCAAATATTTGTGCGCCAAATTCACTTGGAACATATCCAAGTTCATCTTCGTATTTCTTTGCTAGTTGGGCTGTGGTAGCTAGACGATTCTTCTCAATTTCGATTTCATTCTGTAGAGCTCGTGTGACAGAAAGGTTCGCCCCAGTCGAACGTCCTATTTTGGCTTGTGCGTCGGCAATTTGTTGCTCAATCCATTGATTTGGTCTTGCACCGGCTCTCTTCATATTTCCAAGTAGATATTCTTTGCCGGCTGTCTTAAATACAGCTCCCTCTTTAGATCTAAAGCCTTCTATTCCTGTTGCCTCTGCAAGATTATCTTGTGTCCAAAATGACATATCCTTATTTACGATGGCATCATTCATAAGACCTAAAGCCGATTCTTTTAACGGGAGCTGTTCGCGAGCTTCGTCGGCTTTGGCAAGAACTTTAGAGGAAAGCTCTGTTTCTCGTTTTCTTTTCTCTTTGCCTAATTCAAATTCTTGTGATTTTGACCTTTCCTCATCTTCACGGCGGGTCTGAACATACTTTCCTGAATATATTGGAGGTATATTGGCTTCATCGAATGCAAGATTAAGCTCTTCTGCTGAGGCTTTAGGATTTTGCCTGATTACGTCTCTTATTCTATTCGAAACCTCTGGTGGTATTGGCTGTGAAGTAGTGCCACCGGGAGGAGCTTTGTGAGTAACCTTTGCAAGTCCCAAAATATCCTTTGAGGATAGTCCTGGGGGAACTGGCTTGCCCGGATATAGCTGTTCCCATAATTGTGAAGCTGTTTGTTTCTCTTGCTCTTGGGCTTGAAGTTGTTGTTGCTGCTGTTGCCGTTGTTGAGCTTCTTGACCTCGCATTTGAAGTGCTTGAGCGTACTGTTGAGCCAGTTGCTGACCTTTTTGACCATATGGAGCGGCGGCTTGAGTCAGTTGCATTAATTGTTCTGAGAGAGGAGATTCTTGAAATGCAGGACCACTCATAGCCTGTCTTAAGCCTCTTTGAGCCAAAAATGTAGATAGTTTATCCCCTCCAAGCTGACCTGCGGCCATACCAAGGCTTTCTGCAAGGCGTCCTCGAGGTGATTGTTGGCCTTGGAAGAATTGAACCATTAGAAGCCTCCAAATGCTTTAAGGGCCCCTGTAGCCATTGTAGGCAAGAATCCTTGGTGTCCTGGCTTGTTATAATACGAAAAAGGCTGTGTGCCTAATCCAAGACCGGCCATCGTGTTGTATTGGCCCAAGATATCGCTGATGCTTTGTCGTTGTAGACCGGACTTCATTTGGGCTAAATTTGTCTGGAGGTTTGAGCCAGCAGCACCTAAGGCCTGACCGAAACCAGAAGAAGATAAGGCACCGCCTTGAGCTCCTTGTCCTGCAAATCTTTCGGCTAACATTGGAACAGTTTGTTGTTCGAACTCTTGCCGATAAGGCGCCTCGAAGTTCTTATAAATGTCGCTTTGAGGGTCTAGATATTGCTGTAGAAGGTTTGTGGCTTGACCATAAGCTCCTTGACCTCCCATTCCCTGTACATTACCGAGCAACTGTTGCAATATTTGCTGCTGTTCGGGACTTAAGTTTTCAAGCTGCTTGAGCTTGTCATCTTCTCCGAAAAGAAAACCTCTACCTTTTTTTGTTGTAATTCCACCTGTAAGGAAGTGGAGCCAGTCGCCAAAAGCCATATATCACCTCATTCGGATGTTGATGAACGTTTTCGTTCTAGTCAATTCTTTAGCCATTCTATAACCACATAACATATCGTAAAAGCCGAGCGATTGCTTCCTGTCGTGATAATAACATTTGTGGAGTCCAATGAAATCTCTATGTTATTAGCTAACGTAGGAGATGCATAGGGTATTGGGATGTAAAGCAGGTTTACAGGATCTGTTGCTGCTGCGTAAAGGCGAGTCAGTGTCGAGTTTGCATCGAAAGTTATTCCATGGGCAACGGTCTTAGCAGCAGTATTGGGTAAAGCTCCGAAGTCTATGACCTTCCTATAAACATCCCTATTTTGCATAGGATTTCCAGAAGTAAAATACTGTTGGAAACTAGCCATTTCCTGGGGAAGATAAAGACCACTAGCCTTTGTGTTAACAGCATTGGCAGTTCTCTTATACGTCTCTGTGTTTACAACCTGAAGAAGTTTGGGGTCTTGAGGATACTCAACGCTTATTGGAAGCTGGTTCGTCTGTAATGGGTTGTCTGATGTAAACGACATATTAGAATGGCCCTATTCCTCCAGGTCTTGACCAGAGGCAGATCGCATTTAGCTCCCACGCAGACTCATGAACATTCATGTCGTTCATTAGCTCGTCATCTAGAGTTAGTCCTAAACGTATATATTGACCATAGGCTGTAGCATAAAATCGGTGCCAAGCATATTGCTGGGCTGCCCCAACGTTCATGTAATAGGGACTTGTAAGATATGTTTCAGATTGTTGGTTTGCTACACTAAGCATCAAATTAGCTTTCTGACCCATGAAGGAGTTTACATAGAGCTCTGCTGTAAACGCTGGTGTATTTGCCTCGCCGATCTTATTTGTTACGTCTGTCTGAAAATCTACATAAGAAAGTGCCATTTGGCTTGTTGCTGGTGCGAAAGGGTTAAAATCTTTGGTTTGGCAATTAAATCTAGGAAGAAGAGCTACGGTTCCTCCGCCCATATATGTCGCAGTAGTTACAGGAGTGAATGTGAAATCTGAATACCACGCTTGAGTTGAAGAATTCCATTTATAGAGGAGAACCTGAGTTTCGCTTTCCACTTCTACTCGATAAATTGCATCATTCAAATCTGTGCTTGCAGGTACTCCAGCGCTGAAAAACAAAAGTCCTTCGAGATAGATGATGTCTCCCGTCTCTAGATTATGGTTGTTGATAGTCAACTCAACCGTCGTGGGGGGGCCCGCTGTGAGTGTCACTGCACTTACCGAAAGGCTTTCTTCATTCGAAACTTCACTTGTAGCATACTCTTCTATAAAGCCCTGTTGATTACCTGATACGTTCAATGAATAAAGTTCTGCTGTTGAGGTATCGTCCCAGGTGACGTCTACATCATCCCAGGTAACATCAAGACTATCCCACGTCACAACTAATGCTGAGGGCAATTGAAACACACCGAATGCGGTGACGTTGTCTCTAAAGATAGCCCAGGTATTATTTCTATAGTTATAGACGATGACTCTATTAGGAAACTTCCTTGTAAATGATCCTGCTTCCTGATTAAAGGTGTTCGTATAACACCAATAGACAACCTCTTTGTCAAAGTTTCTTAGTCCCCATACACGTTGTGGACCGCTTTGAACGTTAGCGATCTCAAAAACCTGATCGGGAATATCTAGATCTATCCTTTCTACAGTTATACCTGAGGAAGAAACGATAGCTCTATCGCCAATTGAAAGTACGCCTTGATCAAAGATCAAAGCAGAAAATGTCGACTCGGTTCCGAAATCCGTAGATATCCTCTCCCAGATAAATGGAAGTCCGTATTCCCCTACATATCTAAGCTGCCATGTAGACCTCTCAAAACCCACTATCAAGGTGTTTTTATAGAAACACGCTGAGATTATCTGCTCAGAAGTCGGAGCGTCTATGAAACCGCCTTTGCCAAATTGATCAGATCTCCACGCATCTACCGCGGTAGGGTCTCCGATTTGAGAAAAGCGACAACGATTACCTATTTGCACTGCTCCTGCATAACCTCCGGCTGTAGTACCCTCATATACATTAAGTGCAAGGAGTCTTCCATAATAAGGGATGATAATCCTAGCCTGATATAGATTGTTCAAAGAGTCTACAAGGGGATTAAACGCTGTCCAGGTTGTGCCATCAGTATATCTTATAGGATTTGAGGCATTCACAACAAAGTTTGTGACAAAAAATAGCCTAGATTGTGGTGTGGAGCCCCTATAATTTGTAGCCCAGAAAAAGTCTGCATCCGTGCCAGACCAGATCGTACCGGGAATAAATTCAACAAATCCACTGGAGACGTTAGACCATCTATAGGCATAGATCGTGTCAAAGAATATCGTCTCCTCATTATTGGATGTAGCTTGCTCCCTTTGCCATATCCCCATAACCGGTAGAGAAGGATAGTAAGTGAAAGTAATCGTTACGGCGGCTCCCGCCCCCACTCCAGCCAAAGTAAGAGCTCCCGTTGCATAATTTATAGTTCCAGTGCCAGCGGGGGCTCCCGTCAATGTGCCGTCTGGAGTAGCTGGCTCTGTAAGAGTATTGGCTCCTGCTGTAACCGTTACGGAGCCCTCTTTTATTTCGGCTGTGGCCTCTAATCCCAATATAGAGACTATGTTTCCTGTGAAAGCGCCCGCTCCATCAGCATTTCCTAATACCTGAGCCGTAAGAATCCTTGAAAGACGACCAATAAGCTTGTTGCCTTCTTTTTTCTTTATCCTCTCTCTCCAACAATAGGCATTCTCGAGAGTGGACCAAGCTTGATCTTGAAGCAAAAATGGCTTCTTATTCTTTGTTAAACCTGCTGCCATTCCAGCTATGTAAGTCGGTTGAAGTTGCATTAATTTCCTATAGCAATCCAGTTAAACAAAGTTACGTTTCCTGAAGAAGATGTGTTTATTGAAAATCCTGTTGACGCTGATGTTCCTGCTCTCAAAGAAGCTGTTTGATCTCCATTTGAAGATGTGGTTGTTGCTGTTATTTGAATGCAAAATGCAGGGTTTCCTGAAGGAAAAGTAACAGGATACGCTACTGCTGTAAATCCTGGGGTTGATGTGGGAACAATCGTTCCATACTGAAGTAGCAAACCACCAGGAAGGAAAGTCCATCCTCCTAATGTCGTTGCAGGAGCAATATAATTTGTATCAGTAGCAAATAATGCTGTAGATGCAGCGATAGTTTGTGTCATTTGATATTCAAAACCACTGCTTTCAGCTCGATAAAAAAGTTGGGTCTGTGCTGGAGAAGGGCCTACCTTAGTATATAATCCGCCTTCATTAGCGGCCGTAGTAGGAGCAGAACCTTGCTCGGGCATTTGTAGAAATTTATGCTTTCCTTGATCTGCCAAGTTGATGGCGACGTGATTTACTCCAAGATCTGCAACTATAGCTGTAAAATTATCCCTAATAGGAACTTTTGAAGCCCCTAAAGACTGGCCGTTTTCAGGTTGCCCTGCTGTGAAAGTCATCTTATCCTCCGCTTGGGAAGCCCCATCCGCTGGAGCCATAATTATGGGTTAATTGATCACTGAAGAGTGTGGCTATTCTTTGAGATCCTAGCTGGGCATAAGTTCTTGCCTCATTTCTTGCATAATGTTCGGCGAGACCTTTATCCATGAGCGCTATGCCCTGGGGGTCCAATCTGTCTTCATAGACCTTCTTGGCAGCTCCGAAGGCTATCGTCTCCCACCACTCTAGAAGCTCAGGTACTCCGGTATTGGGACCTGTATAGGTATTTGAGCCTAAAAGCAATTGAGAGGGTAATCTATATGCCGTCAACTTTATGGTGTATCCCTGGTTGGGTACCGGTCGTAGAGTAAACTGATTTTGGAAGAAGAGGATCGAAAGAGGGATAGAGGTTTGAGCAGGATTATACTGGGCTTGTATATTATTGCCTGAAGGGACTGCGGACGTGAAATTTAAATTTGCGATGGCTCCGGTTTGATAGTTTATCGTTCCTGTAGTGCAATCGCCTATTAGATTTCCTGCTCCATCGTCTGTGACGTTCAACGTTCCCGTGGCTGTGTTAGCGGTTATAAGAATATTCTGAACTCTAGAAATGTTTGCCTGAGCAAATGCAGGGGGAACACCAGTTGGAAAGGTTCCTGTGGGGCATGTTTCAGTAGTAACTCTAGGATTATTGTTAAAGCTCCTTATGATGACAGCCTGAAGACCGTTTTGAACACTATTTGTTCCTGTGAGTGTACCAGAATAAGGTCCTATCGTCCCGTCACCAGTATCGAAGTTGACTTGCTGCTGCCAGTTGTAATTTACCCCATAAAAGCTCCAGGAGTCATTAAAGAGTTTGATCTCTCTATTCATGCAATAACAGGGCATTTCCACTGTGGACCAATGGTTATAGTCGAAAGGATAGGTGTCTATGTTTTGCTGAGTATTGAAAGTGTAGGTATCTTTAAGCTTAAGACTTCTAAACTCTGCTGGAAAGTCATAGAGGTAGAAGCTGTTAATGTAGTCGATGATTTGCGTATCTGTAAGCTGAAGCGTTGTCGCGCTTCCTGTAAGCTTTCGCACTTTCACTATAATATCAGCAAGGGTTGCTATGCTCATAAATCTGGCCTATTGTCAAAAGCGTCTTCTAGAATCATTGTAGGGACTGGTAATGTTAAATCTACTCCTGAAGAAGATGGTACGCAACAAGGGGGAGTTGTTCCAGCAAGGTCTCCAGGAATAGCAAAAGCTGTATAGTTTGTGCTGTCAATGTCTACGGTAATTGTATCGCTTGTAGTTGAGATGACCTTCGCAGCTTTTTGATTTATTTCCACCATTCCATAGGGTCGAGAGACACGTAGAGACACGATTTCATGATTTACGAAGTCGTGATCATCTGTGAAAGTCACGACGGCATATTGCGCATTCGTGATAGCAGATATTTCTCTAACCCTAGGGAAAAACTGGCTCACACGGACTCCACAGGAATGAAGTTAACGCGTGATTGAATTTCGAAAGAACTCGATATGCCTCGTGCATTGGGATCGAGATTAGGGATAATCTTTCGAATCTTCTTTTTAGTGTTGTTAAGATGCTTCACAACACCTTGTGGAAGCTCTGTAACTTCACCGTGAAACAGTTTATAAGTTATAAGAGGATCTCCCTTAAACCAGCGATAGGCAAATTCTAAAAATCCACCTTGGGCATCTACAAACTCGAAACGCCCTTTAATAAGCTTTTCATGCTCTTTGCGCATCTGCTTCATCCTGGCTTCTTTGTCTTCAGGATTCTTCTTTACCGTTTGTTTTCTGCTAAATTCTTTGATTAAAACCATTTTTTCTCCCTTAAATTTTAAAATTTACCCCCACCCCTAAGGGTGGAGGATTTAAAGCACTAGAAAGCTTGATAGCTATCGTACTTGTAGGCTTGCCACATCCACACATCTTCAGCATCGGAAGTATGAGCGCTTACGTTAAATAAGCCGCTTCCAAGGTGAATGACGCGAACGTTTCTGTTGTCGAAAGCATCCTGGAGATTTGTCCCGGGCGGCTCTTGAGGAACAGTTGCGCTGCCGTTATATGGAACTACGCCAGATGACGACGGAACGCAAACAGCAGGGCTTACACCAGCATCAGCAACAGCCGACGTTGGGAAAACGAACGTTGTAAAGCCAGAAGTATCGAGATCGATTGTGATCGAAGATACTGTCGAGCTGTTTGTGACGCTAAGAACACGCGCAGGAAGATTGTTAATTTCTTCCATTCCAAACTCTGAAGGTACTCTGAAAGAAACAATTTCACCGGGTGTGAAATCATTTTTCTCAGTAAAGTACACAACAGCTTCTGTAGCTTTGGTAATCATAGCGACATATCTATAGCGAGGATACATTCTGTTAGGAATGAACTTTTCAACGAAACCTGCTGTAGCATCAGCAGCAAAAGCGGCAAGACCACCAGCAGATACGGCAGAAGCCATATAGCCAAGGGTAATGCTGACGTTAGCTGTAACAGCAGTTACTTGGAAAGTATATCCAGCAATCTGGAGTTCTCCAGTCGTGCTATAAAGACGAACATAATCGCCAACAGCAATCGATCCTGTGCTTGCCATTGAAACAACGAAAGTACCGGCAGAGCCAGTAATTGCCGTTGTGGCCAAAGCTGTAAAGGAAGGAGGATTTGCTGTGTCATATGTAGTGATACCATTAGAGCTAATGGTATACGACGTCATAGCTGGCAACTGGGGTGTAGAGCCTTCAGATGACTGCAAGATACCTTTTGCGGAACCTTGAGCCATAGATCTTTCCCACCACCACTCGATAGCTTGAGCATCAGAAGCTTCGCCCCATCCTGTAATTGATTTCAAAAGAATGAAATCGGGAGGGTCTTGGCTCTGACATACTAGATCGAGTCCTGAAGAAATATTTGCTGTTGTAAGAGAGAATTTTCCCCCAGCAATCATTTGATAAGGTAACATGTTAACCTCCTAGGCGTGCATTGTTGAACGAAGGTTTAGAATCCAGAGATCGTTCGTGATGCACTGACCTTGATAGAACGAGCAGCCTGCTGTATGTCTCAACATGCAAGGATCGTTATTGTATCCAGGAGGCAAGTAGATAAAGCGAGCTTTACCACCTGCTTGCCAAACGACTTTATAAGCTTCTTTAGCAGCGATGAAGCAGTTGGCTACATCTTCGCCATCAGCAGAAGCATTAGCAGTAACCGAGCCGAGCTCAGATACGAAGAATCTTACGTTGTTAACGGCACCCCATTCCGAAGAAAGAGTGTCTTTAATGTTCGGATACTGAAACTTCTTTGTGAAGCTTGAGTTGCCTGAAGACATGTTGTTCATGATAGGAATCATTCTTGTAGACAACATGCAAGCGTAGGCGTCGCCAATAGGCGCTGTACCGATTTTGTTCTCCCCGCCCATCATGTTAGTGATGTATTCGGCAGAGTTACCTTGAAGAACTGCAACTGCATCATCTACGTCTGAGATAGACATTTCTGTAGGAAGGTCACCGTTAGTGCCGCCAACAGAGTTGATTACAGAAGCTGTAGCTTCGAGGTTATCACGCTGAAGAACGTCTTGTGTTTCACGCATTGCTTGTCCAAGACGAGCGGCTGCGCTATTCAATACGGGGTCTTCGTTCGTGATCGTCACTTGACGCGTAAGAACAATATAAGTAGCATAGACACGCACACGACAATCCACGTCAACTCTGTTTAGCTGCTGAGATGGCGGGTTGTTTTGTGCATCATCTAGAGGAACTGGGAATAGATCTAGTCTGTCATAACGAGACTGTCTATCGATGAAGCCTTGGTTGTCAGGTAACTCAACCGGAGACGCAAAAAGGTTGTGAATCAAATTGCGCTCTGGAGTTGACAACAGCTTCGCGTTATACCGCTGCTGTATTTGCGGCGGCATTGTCGAAATTGATACTGTCATTTTCTAGCCTTTGTTTGTCCGGTAGACCAAACTAGCCCATCTCAGGAACTGAAGAAGCAAATGCTGCATAGTGCATCATTTCCTCTTGCAATTTACTCTTTTCAGCATCTGTGAGCTTGAAGGCTTGGGCCATTGGACGTTTATCATTGGCTAGGGGGCTTTGAACGGTTTTAGCGTTCTTCTCTAGTTTCTGATCAATTTCCTTTGACCTACGGCTATCTGGCACTTTAGCTTGTAGATTCATTGCCTTTATGTACTTGTAGGTTTGTATGCCTATTTTGTACGGGTCCTTGAGATCAACTATTGTCTGGGCTAACTCGGGATCTTGTTGTTCTAGTAGGGCCATTGTTTCGGAGTTAACCACCTCGTCAAAGTCTGAATACTGCCGTCTAAGGTTGCTGATTTGATCCGATTGCTTTTGATGGTTTATTTGTGCTTTAAGTTCTTCGATCTCTTTTTTGAGAGGGTCGAGTTCTTTTTGGACAAGTCTTTTGCTCTTGGCCTTGGGCACATAATCGTCATCACCAATAGAATCAAGTTCGTCTACCTCTTGTGGCTTAGGAG